GGTTCGGGAGCCAACGCTCCAGCGTGAGCGCGTTCTCGGGCCGATCGGCGAGAGCCGCTCGCGCATAGCCAGTGAGTTCCGCGGGGTGACGAACTCGTCGATAAGCTGCATGGGTTACCTCTCAGACGAAGATGACGCGGGAGCCGAGATCGGTCTTTCCGGCGGCGTCGACGGCGACAGGGAGCTTGGACTCCTTGACCGCGCAGTGGACGAGCATGGAGCCGACGGTGGACGTGACCGTCGCGCCCCGTCGGGTGACGACCTCGACGCCCGTGAAGAGGAAGCCGACGCAGGTCTGACGGCCGTCGGTCGCGGTGCGTCGTAGGGGCGAACTTGCCGCCCACCGTGATCTTGCCGAGTGGGATTCCCGCTTGATGTAGCCGTCCGGGTAGTGGGTGCCGGCGGTGAACTTGGAGACGTCGAGGGTCACGCCGACGGCGATGTCCGTGCCGTGCGCGCCCTGGAGCCAATCCGCTTGTCCTGCGAAAACGTCTCGGTGATCTGCCCGAGGTTCATAGATCCTCCGTTGATGGGTCGTTAGTTCTTGCCGTGGCGCTGCCGGTAGAGGTCGCGCCGGCGGACACGGTCTTCGAGCCGCCTCCGACGTCACCTCCGCGGTTGCCGCGGAACGCTGAGAGCCAGTGCCGGAGCCCCGCTCCCTGGCCTCCGTTGGAGGACCCGAAGAGCGCCTTGAGTGCGTCGGCGTCGGCCTCCAGCTCCTCCTTCGTGGCGCCCTGGAGTCGGGCAGCCTGCCGCAGGGTTGAGTCCCTTCTCCGCGGCGATTTCGAGGACGAGAGCCTTGCGCGCAGCCCGCGTCCCGCTCCGCCTTCGCCGTGGCGGCCCTCCGCCGCAGCCTCGTCGCGCTCCTTCCTGGAGTCCGCTCCGTCTCGGAGAGCTCGCCGCCTGGCGGGCCTTCAGGTCCGCGTCTGCCTTGCGCAGGGCTCCAGCTCCGTGGGCGTCCGGAGCGGCGTTGGCCCGCTGCTCGTGCTTGCGCGCGTGGTGCTTCCCAGTACGCGACCTGATGTTCCGGCGCCATCTCCGCAACGGGGCTTACCGTCGGGGTAGGCCGTGCTCGTTGACGGTCGGGGCGCCGTTGCCGCCTCCGCCACCACCGCCGGCGCCCGGGTCCGTCCTCGAAGAGGTTCCACGGCTGCGCGGCGAACGTGAGCAGCGAGTTACGGCGTGCGAGAGTGCGTCGAGACATGCAGGATTTCCCCTGTCGGGAGTCGTCAGCCCATGGCGGGCGTCAGGTCGGAAGGTGAATGTCGTCAGGGCCCGTGAAGCGCTGACCCCGGTAGCCCAGAACGGGCCCGATCTCGCCGTGTTCGCCGAGAGACGATGATCTTTCGGTAGTCGACGGCGCGTCCTCCGCGGTCGAACTGACCGATTGCGGCCTCCACGGCGTCGTGCACGTCGTTGAGGAATTCCTCGTCGATGATCTGCCCCGGGTCGTAGTCCGCCGTGACCGTCTTGACGTCGCAGTCACAGCCCGGGTGGATCGGAGCCAAGTCCTCTTTGTGGTAGCGCTGAGTCGCGGCGATCATGCAAAGCGCACAGTCGAACTCACCGCGCAAGACACGGACGGTGTACTTGAACTTGGGCATGTCCGACGCGACTTCCCGCACCGTGTGCGTCTTCGCGAGCTGGAGATCAGTCTTCGCGATCGTCTCCAGGCGATGTGAGCCCCGCCCGACAGCAACGTCAAGGGACTCGCCCTGCGAGAGCGCGGTATAGACCTCAGTGAATGGGCGGTCGTACACCTCAGCCGGGTCAACACCGCGGAGGGCCTGGCCCGTCACGGCGTCGAAGTCAAGCGAGATCCGCGGCGCCTTCGCGTCGACCTCCCTGTAAAGCTGCTCCAGGTAGGACGCCGTCAGGGTCGCGATCTGCCGCTCGCCGGCGAGGATGATGGGAGCGTCTGGCGCTTGAACTTCGCAGCGTCGGCGTCACGCCAGGATCCGAGCCCTGAGAAAGACCCGCTGGTCTTCCCCAGGACACTCGCCCAGATGCTCCGGACCGCGGAGCCGTACCGCTGATCAAGCGGCGTTAGCGTCATCGGCGCTCCGTCCGATCACAGGACGCTGGTCGCGGGCCGCTCGGGCGTCACCAATCGGCGTCACCTGCGGGTTCGCGGCGTCCGCGGCAGCCTGCGCGTTCATCGCGTCGGCAGCGCGGTCGATCTCCATGCGCGCAATCTGCTGAGGTGTGTACCCCATGTCCTCCATGCGCTGACGCCACGGGACGCCCGCCTGTTGCTTCTTCACGGCAGCGTCGGCGAGCTCAGCGACGGAGCGGGACTCCGGGTCGCGCCAGAGGGTCTCAGCGGTGTAGGCCGTGGCCTTCGCCTCGTCGTTCAGGACGCGGAAGGCCAACCTCATGGTCTGCTCCCACGACTCACCGAAGTTGCGCTGACGGTCTCTCACCTTCGAGACGAGTCCCGTCTCCGCGGCCTTCAGGGCGTCGCCGGAGACGTTGACGACGGCGCCGATCAGGTAGTGTGGAGGCGTCCGGCTGATCGCGGCGAGATCCTGTACGGCAGCTTCGACAGCCCGGACGTACGGCATCAAGTCCGTTGCGGAGAACTCACCGAACTTGACCTCGGGGTCTTCGGTCGTCCACAGACGCCTGATGTCCAGCTGGAAGGGCTGAACCTTCTTCCCCGTGATCGGGTCTTCGTCGACCTCCAGGCCCGCGGCCCAACGCTGCCTGAAGGCGCCGTACTTCATGGCCGCAATGAGGTTGATCAGCGAGAGCGTGATGCGGTTCTGGACGGTCAGTACGTCCTCGTGTTCCGCGAAGCCGCTCAGCCGGCGGTTCCGTCGGTTCGTGAAGGGGACGAGAGGAACGATGTTCAGATCGTTGGGTCGCTCGCCGTCACCCTGGTTCGGGAGAGCGAAAGCGTCCCATGCGCGGAGCTGCGCGGCCCGACCGGGGAAGACAGGGGTCTCGGACTTCGTGACGAAGTCGAAGATCTTCTCCGGCGTCCACAGCGTCGCGCGGGTGTTCCCCGTCCAGTCGTCGCGCCACATCTTGAGGCCCGCAGCGAGCTTGCGCCGGCTGCCCTGCGTGTGCTCGACGGCAACCTGACGCGGGGTCTCGTGCGTGATGACCGGTCGTCCGTCGTCGCCCCGCTCGACGAGCGTGAAGCCGCGTCGCTGCGAGAGGGCGCCGTAGTGGACGAGGTCGGCGTCCGCGTCGAGGCTGTTCTCCTGCCAGATGCGGTTCGCATCCTCGTCGCCGGACTTCGTGGAGTCGCTGCCACTGTCCGGCTCGCCGAAGCGGAAGCCGTCGACGTGCATGCGCTCCGTCGGAGACTCGATGACGAGTGACGTCCAGTTGGTACGGGCGTCCTTCATCCACTCCGCAACTTCGCGGGGGTCCAGGCCAGGCACCCGTGGGAGCGGGGCACGGTTCTCTGCGTACCGCTTCAGGGTGTCGAGTCCCGGCTCTACCTCGCCGTCCTCGTCACGGGTGTCGTCGCGCTCGTCGAGGAGCTTCTTCCCGAGTCGCTGGAGCCACCACCCGGGAGACTCAACCTTCGACGCATCGATAGGCACTTACGGACCTCCCTAAAAGGCGTGGAGTTTGGACGAACGCTTCTTACGCTTCGTGATGCCTGCGGCTACAGCGTCGGCGCGGCATTCGTAGGCCAGGACAGCCGCCATAGCGGCATCGATTTTCTTCGGGCTCTTCGGGTGTTCCTTGCCGATGCCCATGTGATTGCGACCCATCGGCCGACGCTTCGCATTGAGCACGTGGCGCGAGAGCGTTGCGCCGAGTTTGGAGAACGGCTCTTCGTCGTCGGCGCGTTCAGTTCCGGCAAACGACAGTGCCTTGTCGTCAACGGCCTCGACGAATCGGTCCAACGCGTGTTCCATGGCCGTTGGGCGGTTGGTCCACCACTCCAACGGGCGTGACTGCGTGGCGCTTACCTGGAGCCCCTCGCCGAAGCTGGAAGTCCAGTTGTCGACGTAGTCTTGCCAGTGCGGAGGGTCGCAGTAGAAGCCGCAGACCTCGTAGCGGTCGAATGCGCGGGCAACGGCAGCGTCGACCGCCTCACGGTCTACCTGCCACCCTTCGCCTTCGGCGCCTTCGGGCTTTTCCCAGCATCCGAGGAGCTGAAGATGACCGTCAGAGACGCGGCAGGCTACGAGCGCCGTCGCATCGTCGCGGATGGAGCCGTCGAAGCCGAGGGTGACGAGGTCACCGGGGGCGAGCTCCTCCGGCCGGCGGCAGACTTCCCAGGTGTCGGTGTCCATCCACGAGTCACTGGACGATGTCCGCGAGTTGAGGAAGTACCGCTTACCGTCCGCGGAGTCGTTGCGAAGGTCGTAGAAGTCGTCAACGAGCGTTTCGAGGTCCATCCACTCCATGGCGTCGCCGTAGGAGTCGATTAGGGCCGCGCGGAGCTCGTCCTCGTCTTTGAGGTTCTTGCAGACGCCGTAACGGTGGTCGTAGAGAAGTCGAGCGCGACCGCGCTTCTTCTTTCCCTCACGGATCGCTTCGGCTTCCTCGTACGTGCGCTCAGCGACGGAGTCTTGCCCCGGGGCGAACATCGTGGTGGTTTCCAGATACCACGTGCCGGCGCCCTTCTTCCTCTTGCGGAGGTTTCGGGTAACGGTCGCGTACATGCGCCGGAGTTCGGGAGTGTTGTAGAGGTGGGTCTCGTCGAAACAGACCCACGTCTCCTTACCGCCATCCTTCGAGGAGGACGAGGCGGTCGACGGCGTAATCTCTCCGCCATCAGGGAGGTTGATCTTCGTCAACCCAGGGTCAACGCCCGGGATTTGCGAGAGAGGCGACGCCTCGTCGGTCAGGTTGAAATAGATGGTGTCGTAGACGTTGCCGGTCTGGCCCTCCTCCGTCGCCATGATGCGGAGGTAGGGGACGCGGACCGGACGGCCCATCGGCTCGCCGGGCTCGTAGACGTACTCGAAGCCGAGTCCCCACGGGTCGCGGTAGACCTCTCCGCCCTCGGCCCAACCGTCGAAGCGGCAGGGGCCGAAGGCTTCAAAGAGGCCAACGCGGGCGCCTAGTCCGGACTTGTCACAGCCCTTCGGGCGACTGAAGAACGCTGAGTCGTACAGCATCTTTCCGGCGTGGTCGTCGACCGCGTAACAGTCGACGACGAAGCCTGTGTACTCGTCACCGTGCCGTACGGGCTCGCCCTGGACGTCGCCAGGGCCGTGTACGACGAAGTACTCCATCCATGCGACCGCCATCCACCCGAGAGAGCGGGAACGGTCGTGACCGGGGGCGCGCACAGTTACGTGCGGCACGCGGTCTCCTAGCCTGTGAGACGCGCTCTGCGCGAGTTGATGTCCGAGACGTTGTCCGCGCGCTGAACGGGCGTCTGACGGCCGCCTGCGGGCTCGTCAACCTTCAGCTTCAGGCGGGCGCGATCCTCGGGCGTGGCGCCGAACTTGGCGGAGCGCATGCGCACCTCGGAAAGGAATTCCCACTTCCCCTTGGTCCAGGCCGTGTGATGCATCAGGGCCGCGTCGAGGAGGAAAGACCAGTCGGTTCCGAGGAAGTTCGCGGCCATCGGGCTTGTACGCCACTCGTGCCACCACTGAACCGTCATCGGGTGCCACTCTTCGTCGCCCGGGAGGACGCCCTCCGGCAGCTCAGGACCGCGGAGTTCACCGTCGTTGACGACGACCGTCTCCGGGTCGGTGGCGTTGCGCCGGCGACGCTTCGCAGGGTCCTTCGGGGCGGGTCCGCGGCCGGCCATCAGACGTCGTCCGCATTCGTGACAGCAACGCTCTCGGCAAGCCGCTCGCGCATGTTCGCGAGGAGCTTCTGCATCTCGTCGTCCGAGAGTACGTACGTCTCTTCGGGCTCTGATGTCGACATGGGGCGAGCGGTCAGGTAGCCGCCTCCGGCGTACCAATGCCGGTCGGGCTGTGCCATGGGGGTACCTCCCGGGTTGGAACGGCGATGCCGTCCCGTGGCGGGAGCTAGCGAGCCGTCAAGCGAGTCACCACCGCGGAGAGGTCCGCGAGGATGGACGGGGAGGAGCCATGCCGGCGCCCCGTCATTGCGATGTAGCGGCCGGTCCCGTAGATCTCCACGGCCGTACCGTCAGGGCGCCGGATCTTCCGTCCCTGTCGGACGTCAGCACGGCCCCAGATGTGCAGCCCGTCGCCGGACGGGGACACCTCTACGTAGGTGGCGCCCGCGTCGCGGAGGATGGCTGCGGCCCACGGGGCGAGACGCCCGGTGAGCGGATTCAGGCAGTGGTCCAGGTCGAGACAGACCACGTCGTCGACGTCGGAGAGGACGAAGCCCAGACCGACGCCCGCCACGGACTCCGCAGCGTTCTTGTAGGTGCTCCAGGTTCGAGCGTCAGTGCTTGACGCGGCTCTGCCAGTCGTCGTCAGCGGACGCTTGTCGCCGGCTCGACGTACCCACCTGTCGCGGGTCGTGAGCTCAGCGGGGAGCGAGCGCGCAGCCTTCGCGGCAGCGCGGGACAGTGCCTTACGGCACCGGGGCGAGCACGTGCGCGCGTGGCTCCGAGCCAGGATCGGCAGGGGCTTCGCGCAGTGTTCGCAAGTCTTGGTCACGTCTCTATCGTAGTGGCGGCCGGTCACACTTTCAAGCCTCCCACCTGCGGAAACGTAGTTGGTTTACCATGCCGGCGCGTCACGCTTTCGAGCCTCCCGCAGGGCTCAGATGCCCCTAGGAAGCCCTGTGCGGCCGTCTCCCGGCCTCCCGCACGGCGGGGTGAAAGTGTGACGCTCAGGATCCCCAGACCCGTACAGACAGCGAAGCCCAGCACCTTTACGGTCTTCAGGAGGGCCGATCGGGGGTCACCCCCCTGGGTCGGGGCTAGTCGATCTTCGCAGCGAAGCCGGCGCGCGGCTCCCGACGATCACCGTCAGCGAGCTCGCCCTTGATCTCCAGGCGGCTCGGGACGAGCGTGATCGTGATCGTCGTGCATGCGCGATCATGACCAACGTTGATCTTCGGAGGCTTCGCGAGCTTGCCAACGTCGACACCGTTGACGCTCACGCGCGTCACTATGACGCCGTCTGCGCCCGTGTCGTCCGCCTCCTCCAGCACCACGTGTGCGCCACTCATGGGCGTAGCTCCCCACCGTGAGCCCTGTGCCGACGCATGGCCAGAGCAAGCGTCCTCCACACACGCATGAGCATCAGTCCTCCAGTGCTGGGTGTGTTGGCTTGGGCCTGTCTGTACGCACGCGTGTGAGAGCCGCTGCTGTACCGCCCTCACTGGCGCTCTTCCTGGCGTGGCACCACCCGCACAGTGCCCGCAGGTTGGCCATTCTGTGGTCGTCACCGGGCTCGATGTGGTCAACATCCGTGGCCTCACGCCCACACAGGGAGCCGTCAGAGAAGGGCATGGTGCACGAGTGCTTGTCCCTGCGCAGCACACGGCGACGCAGTGAAGCCCAGTTCTTCGGGAGGCGTGATCTGCGTGCGCTTCCTTGCCACGCCATATTGCCTCCTGGTCCTGCGACCGTGCCTTACGCTTGTCGCTCCGTGTGGCCAGGGGAGGCCACTCAGTCATGGGGGGATGCGCGATGCGCGCTTACGTTCGCCGTGCCGTTGTGCCGGCAGTGCTCATATCAGCCGCTCTGCTGACGGGGTGTTCGTCAGGTGGGGGCGATGACAAGGCGTCCGCATCCGCGGCACCTGTCGTCCAGGAGCAAGCCACGGAGGAGCCGTCAGAGACGCCGTCCCCGTCCGCTGCCCCGGCTCTGAAGGTCGGTCAGTCGGGCACGTGGGACTACGGCGAGACGGATGATCTCGGGGAGTTCAAGGTCGTCACGCAGATGAAGACGACCGTCGTCAGCGCGAAGTACGTGACGCCGGCAGAGCTCGATACGAGCAACAAGCCTGAACACGGTCAGTTCGTCGAGCTGACGCTGAAGCTGGAGAACGTCGGCAAGGCTCCGGCGGAGGTGCTGACGTACGGGATGATGAAGTGGGAGGACGCCCAGACGGCCGCTCAGGACGCGTCCACGCTCGAAGGCGTCGGTGAGGGCGACAGCCTCGACACGACGTACAAGCCTGGCCAGTCCGTGACGGGGAAGCTCGTCCTCGACGTCGGCCGGCGGGGCGGTGTCGTCAGCTACGCAGGCACCGAGGATCCCGACGCCGATGCGGCGTTCAAGGTGGAGCTTCCGGAGTAGAACGTAGTCAGCCCCGCTCGCGGGAGTCGTCCTCCGCGGCGGGGCTGTGTCTGTGTCGGGACGGCAGGGATCGAACCTGCGACATCCGGCTCCCAAAGCCGGCGCTCTACCGCTGAACTACGTCCCGTGAGAGCGGCTGAGCGGCCCGTGGGCGGGTCAGCCGTCATGGAGCCTCCGGCGCGACTCGAACGCGCGACTTCCGACTTACGAGGTCGGCGCTCTGGCCAACTGAGCTACGGAGGCGGGTAAGGGGCCAGGATCCGCGTACGTCGCCCTGGACCTCCAAGGGCACCCGAGGGATCAACTCCGGTGCAGCTCCCTTGGCGTGCGTCTCACACTGCCCCTCGTCCCTGGCCGTGGAATCGAACCACGCAAGCCGTTTCCAGCGCAGGCTTTACAGGCCCGCTTGCGTCCCGAGCGCTCCAGGGTTGTGCGGAAGGTGAGGGAGTTGAACCCCCAAGGGCCGGAGCCCCCACGCTTTTCGAGAGCGCTTGGCGTGCCAATGCCGAACCTTCCAAGTGCCGCACGAGGGACTCGAACCCCCAACCTCCTGATCCTGAATCAGGCGCCTCTACCGAGATTGGGCTAGTGCGGCAAGACCCTGCCCACAAGGGACAGGGTGAGTTGTGCTCCAGCGCGGCAGTCCCCTGGACTCCAGGGCGGGACACGTCGAAGCCGTGGCAAGGGATGGACTCGAACCATCGCCCTCCGCCTTATGAGGGCGGCGCTCTGACCAACTGAGCTACCTAGCCTTGGCACCGGGCCAATCCGCGGCTCCTCCCGGCATCCCGGGTAGCTTGCGGCACCGATGCTTGGGGGAGGTGGCTTTTCCCGCCGTAGCGGCCCCGTACCTGTACGCCGTCGCATCATCGGTGCGGGCGTGACCCCGTCCTAGCGTCGGCGGAACGCACCGTGCCTCCAGGATGGCCGTTAGGTGCGTCGCGCTCCCCGCACAGGATTCGAACCTGTAGCTACCCACTCCAGAGGCGGGCGTGTTGCCGGTTACACCAGCGGGGAAGTGGACGGCCGGACCGCTGCAACCGCGCTTCAACCCGGAGGAGAGTGCGGGGAACGTCGGGAGCGGTGCCGGCCGTCGAGGGAGGGAAGCGGGGCGCCGCGCCATTCGCCGGCGCCGCCTCGTCCTCCCCTCCTACTACTGTTATGTCGTAAGTGTGAGGCGGTAGTGATCTTGGTAGCCGCCTCCGACAGACCTCGACCAAACTGCCAAACTAACCCCTGTTTTCTACTCCTCTCTATACGCGTTAGAGAGAAGTTGAAATAGGCAGTTAGTTTGGCACTTTGGACCCTAGAACGGCACTGCCGGTCACGCTTCGCAGCAGAATCCCCAACTCCCCTCACCCTCTGGAGTTATCCACAGGAGCCTGTGGACGAGGAGGTCGCCGCTCGACGTTGACGAGGAGGCCGTGCGGACGCCCGAAGGCGCTGAGAGGTCGCCGGATGCCGCCCCAACGCTTCCAGCACCGTTATGGACCCGTTACCTAAAGGCTCTCCTGATACGCCACATCGTCGAGTGCGTCTTGCTCCAAGTCGATGTGATCGGGCGTCACTAGCTCCACAGACAGCCTCGCTCGGACGTCACGCGCGCCCCGGTACGTCTCCCCCACGACGACACGGAGCCCGACGTCGAGGAGCATCTTTCGGCACGCGTGCGTGTCGCCCTGCGCCTTCGCCTCACGCCACGCATCGCCGTATGTGACACCCGTTCGCACTTGCTCGGTACGCGCGGGGACGATCGGCTGCGCCTGGAGCCGCTCCAACTTGTCCGAGCGTCCCTGTATCTGCTTACCGACGGCAGCGGCAGCCGGGCCGCGGAGGTTGGCGAGTTGGCCGGCGAGGGTCTCGATGTCGGCTTCAAGCTCCGCGATCTCCGGTCGGTGGTCCACACCGGGGATGGTGACGACCTCGACGAGCTCGAAGCGCCCGAACCGATCGAGGAAGCACTCCTCCACGTACTCGTCCACCGGGCCGGCTGTGACGTACGTAGGCTTCCGGCACTCGCGCCCGTGCGCCTTCGCTGCGCATCGGTACTGACGCTTGGCGGAGTTCCTCGGGCCGGCAGAGAGCCAGCCTTGGTACAGCTTTCCTTCGCACGAACCGCAGTAGGCGACGCCCAAGAGCGGGTGCGTGTCGCTCTTGTTGCGCCCGCCTTTGCCCTCTCGGGAGTCCATCTCCGCCTGGAGCCGTCGCCACGTCTCGTCGTCTACGAGCGGCGGACCCAGCTTTACGGGCTCCCCCTCGTCGTCGCGTACCGGCTCATTGTCGTAGAGAAGCCACCCGCGCAACGAGAGTTGCCGCAGGAATGAGCTGACCAT